ATACTGCCTTTGCTTGTTCTACTAATTGCAGCTTTAATGTTCAAATTGACCAAAAGGATGTAACAAGCCAGACATCTGCTTGGTTTAGAGAATATAAAATTGACATATCTTCTTGGTCCGTTACTTGTGAAGGTATTGTTACTTTAACAGGATATTCATATTCTGATATGTTAAATAATCAATTGACAAGAACACCTATTGCAATTAAATTCTCAATAGATAATGGGTCAAGTACCACAATAATAAGTGGTAATGCTAATATAACTTCACTATCAATTAATGCTCCTTATAAAGATATAGCCACATATTCAATTTCTTTGCAAGGAATTGGTGCTTATACATTAACTTAGTAATAATGGCAACTAAAGTACAAGGCAAAGATGTTATTTTATACAAGATTGACACTTCGGTAATACCTGTGTCTGAAACTCCTTTTGCCTGTTCTACCAATTGTACTTTTAATGTTCAAGTTGAACAAAAAGAGGTATCTAGTACAACAGATGCTTTCTTTAGAGAATACCTAAATGACCTTTCTATTTGGAATGCTAGTTGTGAAGGAATAGTAACTCTTTCTGGGTTTTCGTATCAACAAATGGCTCAAGTTATTTTAGACAGAACTTTGTTTCTTATAAGGTTTGCTATTGATAATGGAATTGGTGGTTATAAGTACATTAGTGGATATTGTTTTATAACAAATTATAGCATAAGTGGTAACTATAAAGAAATAGGAACTTATAGTGTTTCATTACAAGGCACAGGAAAGTATTACACAGATGCAACTCCTACAACAACAAGTACTACTACCAGTACAACAACAAGTACAACTACTTCTACAACTACAAGCACAACAAGTACAAGTACTACTACTTCAACAACAACATCTACTACTACAACTACAACGCAACCTCCAGTATGGTATGCTTTGTTTAATTGTGCTACTGGTGTAACAGTTACTTCTACTAACTATCCTAATGGTTCTTTCTCAATAAATGAACGAGTAACTGCAATAGGACAAACCTTTAGAATTGATAGTATTTATTATACTAATCCTAGTGGCTTACAATTATCAATAACAACGACAGGATTAACTGGGTGTCCAGCTACAACAACTACAACAACAACTTCTACTACTTTGGCTTTAGTAGATTTCTCATTGACTTATACTTGTTCTGGTGGAACGGCTTTTTTAACATCTAACGCTTATACAGGAGGTGCAGGAACTTATGAATATACGGATGCAGTATTCTCCACTCAATCAGCAGCATTATCAGCAACGGCTTGGACTGCTGGTACTTCTAAAATTTATTATAATCAAGATGACACTATCCATTGGGTAGCCATAAGAGATGCAGCAAACCCTACAAATAGAAGGGCACGTTCTGTTACTCCAGCTTGTGCTACTACGACTACTACGAGTACTACGACTGTGCCTCCAGTATGGTATAATCTTTTTAATTGTGGAACAGGTGCTAATGTTACCTCTGCTCAATATCCTAATGGAACTTTTAATATCAATGATAGAGTTACGGCTATTGGTCAAACTTTTAGGATTGATTCAATATATTATTCAGACCCAAGTGGTTTGCAATTATCAATTACTGCAACTGGCTTTACAGGATGTCCTGCTACTACTACAACGACTACAACGACAACTTTAGCACCTTTATCTTTTAATATAAGTTATACTTGTAGTGGAACTAATGCAGTAGTAACGATTAACTCTTTCTCTGGTGGAAGTGGAGGTTATTCTTATGGCAATACTGTGTTTAACTATTTTACCGATGCTATTGCAAATACTGCTTATACTGCTGGAACATCTAATACATATGCACCAGCTTCATTTGCAGTATCAGGTCAATTATGGGCAGTAATAAAAGATAGTAACGGAAACAAATTAGCTTTATCGGTTACTCCTACTTGTACGACAACAACAACTACAACTACTACAACTACTACGGCTGCACCAACTTGCACATCTTGGACTGTATCTAATTATAATGGATTTGGATTAGGAGATACTGTTAACTATATAGATTGTGCAGGTAATTCTCAATCTACACCTATATCCGATGGCAATCAATTTGATATTTGCGTATTAAATACAGGAACACCTACTCCTTATATGGATTTTGGATATGGTACAGTTATTAGCAACGGAGTTCCTTGTCCTTAAAAATAAAAACCAAAACCGATGACAATAAGATTCGTATGTGCTCAACCAGCAACGCTTTACTATGCTTGGCAAGTAGAGGTAATGATTAACAACTTTAGTGCAATGGGAATCAATCCTAACAACATAGACATAGTATGTTGGCGAGATGGTTCTATCCCTATTGAATGGTCTAAACTAGCAAACAATTACGCAGCTAGATTCTTTTTTTACGATGATACCAGAGAGAATAAAAACTATGTTTCATCTATTAGACCAAACATCCTAAAGCAACATTTTAAGAAATTCCCTGAGTTAGAACAAGATGCTATCTTCTATCACGATTGCGACATAGTATTTACTAAACCAATTGAATGGTATAAATTTTTATATGATGACAAATGGTATGGCTCAGATACTAGATTCTATATAGGCTATGAGTACATAATGAGCAAAGGCGAACAAGTCTTAGATGCTATGTGTGATATAGTAGGAATAGACAAAGAAATTATCAAAGAGAATGAACGCAATTCAATAGGTGCTCAATATCTAATGAAAGGAATAGGTTGGAAATTTTGGGATGATGTAGAAAGGGATTGCGAGAGGCTTTATAAAGAGATAAGCGAATTAAGTGCAAATATAAAAGCAGACAACCCAGTTTATCACGAATTACAAATATGGTGTGCAGATATGTGGGCAGTATTATGGGGAGGTTGGAAGATGGGTAAGAAAACAATTTGCCATCCAGATTTAGAGTTTGCTTGGGCAACATCAAGGATTGAGTCTTGGGATAAATTAAACATCTATCATAACGCAGGAGCAATTGATGCTATTAGTGGGTTATTCTTTAAGTCTAATTACATTAATAAGTTGCCTTATGGGGAAACCATAAACATAAATAAAGAGTTTGCTAGTTCTAAATATTGGGAATTAATACAACAAACAAAAACAGTCCTATGAGAATAATATCAGCTAAATATGGTGGAATAGATTGTACGGAAATTATTAGTGCTAAAGTAAAGTCTGATAAACTAATGCTGAGAGTAAATAACGATATTATAGGAGACCCTAATGTCGGACAAGTAAAGCATTTAGAATTGAGTTGGCAAGATAAAGATTTGGTCCATTTACAAACCTATAAGGAAGGAAGTTTAATATCCATCCCAAAGACTGGCAATAAGCGTTTAGGCATCTTCTATTCTAACAATAACCAACATACTATTTGGAATGCCATTTATAAGTCATTAGACACTATAAAAATCGCATCTGAAGGCAAAGCCGATATAATCACTTGCCTTTGGGAAGAAATGCCTTTAAATCCGTTCCTAAGCGTTTTTAGTTGGTATAAGTCTCAAAGCCACCTTAACCAATTATTACAAATAATGCAATGCTTGTTTATGGCTAGGGAAATGGGAGAATACGAATATGTATCTTTTTTAGAACACGATGTAATGTACCCAGAGGGTTATTTTGATTATCCAGACTTTAAAAAAGGAGAGGTTATAACTAATATGCACTATGGAGGAATCAATAAGGAAGGTTGGCAACATAGACACCAAAACGATGAGCCTTTCCACCAGATGACTATGAGACTAGATGATGCAATTGAGCATTGTTTAAATATCTTGCCTAATGCCTTAAAGGTTAATTGTGGCAATATTGAAACCGATAAACTTAAACGAACTCAATGGGTATGTAAGAATGAGGCTATACATATTAATCACGGCAATCACTTTACATCTCATAATTCTATCTATTCTAAAGACAATACTTATCAAACTCATCCTTATTGGGGTGAAGCTATTGAATATAAGGAATTGTTTAATAATTAGTAAATTTGTAAAAATAGAAAAATAATGTCTTGTAATCCTTCTAATGCTGATTTCAGACCAGCGAATTATAATATTCAGATATGGCAGAATAATACTTGGAGCCAAATATTCCAATTAACTGCTAATACTGTGCCAATTGATTTAACAGGTGCGAATGTAGAAATTCAAGTCCGTAAGAGACCAAACTCAGCAGATGCAGTTATGACATTGACTTTGGCTGATGGTATAACTCTTGGAGGTGTAGATGATAACCAAATTACAATTAATTACGATGTGAATATAGATGCTGGTTCTTATGTTTATGATATGACTATTCAATTTCCAAATGATAATATCAAGACATATATTTGGGGTAATTTTATTGTTTATCAAGATATAACACAAATCTAATGAGTACAGAAATAATAGTAAACAACGATATAATTGAGATTAATGTAACTGAAGAACCAATAATAATTGAAGCACCTTCAGGAGCATATCCTTTGCCTACTGGTGTTTATTCTGTATATGGTAGAACAGGAAACGTAGTTGCTCAAGAGGGAGATTATACATTAACTCTTTTGGGTGATGTAGCAATTGTTACTCCTAGTACTGGTCAAGTTCTTAGATACAACGGAACTGCTTGGGTTAACTCAACAGAGAGTTATGTAGGAACTGTTACAAGTGTAGCTGCAAGTGTTCCAACAGGATTAACAATAGCTGGTTCTCCAATAACTACTTCAGGAACTTTAGCTTTTGGATTACAAACAGGTTATTCAATACCTACTACTGCAAGTCAAACAACTTGGGATACTGCATATAATAGAAGTTTAACATCTGCTGCCGTAACAGGAACAACGACTAAGACTTTGACATTAAATCAGCAAAGTGGTGGAACTATTACTGCTAGTTGGACTGATGACAATACAGATGCAGTAACATCAGTATTTGGTAGAACAGGAGCAGTTATTGCTCAATCAGGAGATTATTCTACTACTCAAGTTACTGAAGGCACAAACCTTTACTATACAGATGTTAGAGCAAGAGCCTCTAATTCATTTGTAGCTGGTTCTGGTGCATATAATTCAACAACAGGGGTTATCACAATTCCTACAAATAACAATCAAATAACTAATGGTGCTGCATATATAACCTTAACAAGTTTAAGTGCATCTGCTCCATTAAGTTATTCTAATACTACTGGTGCTTTTAGTATCTCACAAGCGAACACATCAACCGATGGTTATTTGAGTTCATTTGATTGGAATACTTTTAATAACAAACAAATAGCTTTAACATTAGGAAACCTTACAAGTTCTGATATAACTGTAACAGGTGGTACTGGTGCAGTAGTAGGTGCAGGTGCTACAATGACCTTAGCTACTGTTAATACTAATGTAGGTGCTTATGGTACTTCTACTTCAGTTCCAACAATAACAGTTAATGGGAAAGGATTAGTAACTGCTGCAAGTCAAACTGCAATACCAACTGCATCAAGTTCTGTAACAGGATTATTGACTTCTGCAAATTGGTCAACTTTTAATGATAAGCAAAACCAATTAAACGGAACAGGCTTTGTTAAAGCTAGTGGCACAACCATTATTTACGATAACTCTACTTACTTAACAACTATTGAAGGCATTGCTGCTGGAGGGGAATTAAGTGGAACTTATGCAAGTCCATCTTTGGTTAATTCGGCAGTAACAAGTAAAGTTCTAACTGGTGTTAATGTAACTGGTGGCTCTATTTCTGCTACTGATTCAATATTAACTGCTTTTGGCAAGGTTCAAAATCAAATCAACGGATTAATTGGTGGTTCAATATATAAAGGAACTTGGAATGCTAGTACTAATACTCCTACTTTAGCGAGTGGAGTAGGAACTGCTGGTAATTACTATATCGTATCTGTTGCAGGTACAACTAACTTAGATGGCATTACCGATTGGCAAGTGGGAGATTGGGCAATATTTCAAGGAAGTGTTTGGCAAAAGGTAGATAATACCGATGCAGTAGTTTCAGTTAATGGATTTACAGGAGCAGTTAGTTTAACTAC